ATTCTCTACCCTCAATTCTTTCAATCTCAATATTGGGTAATTGCTGACAACCAACAATACCGGTCTCGGGGTCGATTTTCAAATAAACAAAATCATCACCGTACTTACACACACCTCTAGCCCACATTTGTAGATTAGTATTTAAATCTAATCTGTTAATAAACAAATCTTCAAGTAGTGATTTTACTCTTGTTGATTCGGAGAAGATTGTAAGGATGTCACCCTTTTCTGATAATGTAGTGGATTCTTCCGCGTAGATATCTAATGCCGCTGATATTTCAGGAGTAAACTCCATTGATTCATAATCGTAATATGCTGCTAATCTATTTGGTTCATAATATACCGATTGGTTGTAAAGAGATTGTTCAAGTTTGGTCCACTTATCCGCAATGTATTGGCTCTGTTGAGCTTGTAACATTGCTCTTTCATAGTCCTCTCTACTACTGGTTTTTAGTATCTCATCTTTGGAAAAATTAAATGACGGTGTCTCCTCAGGTTTTGCTGTACCCGGAAACCCAAACATCTTGGTTAACCTCTGAAATACTGTTTTATTATCTGTTGCCATGTATATAAATAGTTTTCTTTAGAATATAAATAATTTTATTGAGTTAATAAAGTCGTATCACTTCCTTCTACTAAATAACCAAGAGTATTCTTTGTAGTGGTCTTTAGTGGGTGAACCCAACGGATGGTTGTTATTTCCACCATTCATTTGCATGGCTCCGATAGAATCCATGGTTGAACCGTAAGCATAAAATGTCTTGTTTGCTTCGTATGTTCGTTCAGATACCGTCCATGATTCCAACATTGCTTTATTGGCGTTCTCGTTCTTTTGTAACTGACTGAAACACATATCACCGGCATATAATGCCATTGATAAACTCATAATTGAGTCGTCATGAGCACCTTTCATGTGGTCAGGTCTTCCGTTTATATAAACAAATGTGTTTAATTCATTCATTAATCTTGCCGACCTAACCGCAAAACCTTTCCTCAATTGTTCTTCAAATGCGGCAACTATTTGGGTTCGTTTATTGTTGAAATTGATACCGGGGATTTTATCCATTGCTTTAGAATTATATTCCCAAATATTCTTAGTATTAACACCATCAATGTACAAGTTTTTATAATTCATTTCTTGTAGTTTTCTTGATGTTGCTACTCCCATACCACCGGTAATATCTATCACAATAAATGCTTCATATAAAACACCCCATTTATAAGCGATTGATGCTAAATCATCTGGCGGTATTTTACCGATATATTCAACAACCTGTTCTCTTTCGTCAAAATCAACAATGTTAATAGATGAAAAGTCTTCACTATCCCCTCTACTAACATCGACACCCATAATGTATCTATGACCCACAATGGGTTCCTTCCATTGCCAAAAGGTACCTTGCATGTATTTCTCTTTGGGTTCACGCAACATATTTTTCGTAATGTTGTCCTGTACGTCACCCGGAATTACACCATCACCTGAACCTAAGAAGTCACACTCCAATTCCTGAGCAATTTTTCTTCTATCGTATTTGAATTTCTTTGACATGGATTCAAACCATGATGAGAATGGTTTATAACCTTCATCTAAGTATTCATTATACTTTTCAATGTCAAATTCATACATGACAACCTCATTGTCATCATATTGCTCACGATTTAACATGTAATGAGTAATATCACTACATTTTATCCATCTTAAATCTTTAGTGTAACGTGGGTCCTTAAACCATCTTAAATCCGTAATGTGGAAATCATTCATTTTACGAATTGCTTGGTCATAAACACCGTAGTAAATTGGGTCATATCCATTCGGTGTGGAAATCAAAATGATTTTACCACCCGTAGAAAGAGATGCCATAGATGCTGCCCAAAAGTCCTCACCGGCTTCAATATACGCGGCCTCGTCAAATACAAGGATTGTAGGGGTATAACCACGAAGTGCATCGGGAGATGTCGCAACGGCTTTTACCTCACATCCCTCGGGTTTTGCTAATTGTAACCTTCTTGAAATCCATGCAGATGTTACTGTCGATACACCCGCCTGACGATACTTTCTTGTAATATTTTCGTTATAATCTTCGTAATCCTGTATTAACTGAACTTGGTCAGGGAATAACTCAAGAGGTACATATTTTTTTTGAGTATTGTCATATGTCTGCAAATATGTTTTGAGAGCATATGGTGCGTCTTTCAATATTCTCGCATACTCTTTTAATTGTTCTATTCTTGATTCCATATATATAAATATGAAAAAAGGGTGGTAAAACCACCCTTTCCTTATTCGTCGTCATCTGACAACCTTATTCCGAGACCTCCTAAGAAGTCCCCTAAATCGTCATCATCTGTACTGTCTGTAATATTATTTAAATCATCATTGAACGCAGCAACTGCATTTTGATAATCTTGGTCTTTAAACATTTGGTCAATACCCTCCATCAATTGATTCATCAAACGTTTACCATTTTCTGAACCCGAAAGAACTTCCTTCATGAATACCAAGAAATGTTTTGCTGGTAATTTGAAAATCTCAACTAACAAATAGTTTTGTAATTCAAACTTGTTTTCGTCCAATAAGATTTCTTCAGGGAATTGTCTTCTAACTCTATCCCAAATTGCTGGACCTAAACGTATCCTCTGGCAACAATTGTAGGTGGCTCAGTATTTCTTTTTACTTCTTCTTTACCACCAACAGAACCTCCACCACCGGCACCTCCCATCATCATTTTCATGGTTTCATCACTCAATTGCCAATACAATGTATCATTAATTGACATAAGAATACCATATTGATTGATGATTCTGTCAGAACCAGTTATTTCTCTAATTTTATCGGCAACATAGTGATACATGTAGTGACCCTTTTTGGATGCTCCTTGTATCATGTTGTTAATTAATCTTCTTTTTGCTTTTTCCATAGTCATTGACTCCAAGTCACTCATCAAATCTTGTTCGATGTCGACAGGGTCAATGTTTGGTTGTTGTTGTTCAATCTCACGATTAAAGTTTTGGGTATCGATTTCACCCATACCAACAATCTTAGCATCGAATTGTAACGCTCCTTCGGGAATACCCATTTCTTTCATTACTAATTCAACCGCCAATCTTTCTAATTCTTCTCTATGTGCAGCTTCAGTTTGAACAATCTCGTTGTGTGCGGACATCATCATTTGAGCCAACGGCATAACACCTTGTTCACCTTGCATAGGTGTTTCAACTCCCGTGTATTCTCTAACCTTAGCAACGACTTGTCTATATCTGTCAGATGCCAATAATTCTTGGAAATTCTTATTAGGTTCCTCACCTGTCGATGGTAAAGGAATCTTTTTTAACGGAGTATCTCCTTGCGATAATTTGTCTTGTAATCCCTGATATGGTCTATCAGGTGTATCAAAATCCATTGCCATCTCTTCTAAGTTTTCACTTATCAATGATAACAAATTTTTTTTAGAAAACTCCATTTATTTTATCTTTTTTTCTTCTCCCATTGCTTTGGGTTTAGGGTCCGTGCCAGGTCCTGGTTGATATGGAGTTTTTGGTTTACTTGGTTTCTCTGTCGGCGGTGCATCAGGAATAACTTCAGGTTGTGCAGGTGTCGTCTCAGGTTGAGTTCCAACAATTGCATCAAATGTCATAAATTCAGGTACACCATTATGTCCTTTAGTTGGTTTAGTTGCCGGCATCGGAATTGCGGATTCTTTAACTTTTTCAGTAATAATACTCATAATGTCATTTTTTGAAGTAAAAGTAGAAAATTTAGATTCTGCCAAATTTAATACCCATTCTTCAATTTCCGCTTTTTCTTCAGAAGATTCTTCTTCAGAAACTTCTTTTTCTTCGTATGTAACAAATGTTTGTTTATTCTTTTTAGCGGCTTCAATGTCCTGTACCTTTTCCTTTGGAATCATCATGGTACCTTCCTTTAAAACTGTATTGGCTAAAATAGAAAGTTCTTTATCACCTAATCGAGATAATGTTTTTTCTGTAAAACCTTCAGACAATAATTTTTCTATAATTTCTGTGCGTTTCATATTTCTTTAAATTTAAGTTCTTGTTGTTCTAATGAGAAACCTCTCGATTTTAATTTCTTAGCAACTGACTCTATGTTTTCACCAAAACGGAAAAATAATCTATCAGATTCTAAATCAAAATTTGATTTTTCCCAAGCCATTGCGATTATACCATCCACAGCATCAATAACACCGAAGTAGTCAGAATTTTGAATCAATTCTAAAACTAAATCGGTGTCTTTGAGTAGACCTACAAGGTCAATGTATTCAATACTTGGGGACTTTGAAGTCATTGTTGAAGATGCTGGTACGTCAAACCACTCCTCCATGTCAATTTCGGTAGATTCACTGAAGATGAATTCGTACTGTCTTTGGCCCTTATAATCAGAACCGATTTCATTGACGTAGATTAAACGCATCTTACTTAAAGTATTTTCCTAAAGTTTCTTCAATGCTTTTGTTAATTTCTTTTTTAATTTCTTCCAAGTCAACCTCTTTAACTTCGTCTTCTTGCATAGAACCTAAATCAGCATATTTTGACAAATCAATCTCTTCGTCTTGTACTGCTGGCATATTAACGAAACTCTCTAATTTATCCATCATTGACATTTCACCAAGTTCCTCATCACCTGTTTCAGGTTCTTCTGCAGGAACTTCAGGTTCTTCAGATGGTATTTCTTCACCACCCATTTCGTCTTCGTCTCTTTCAAATTTCTTTGCGATTTCTTCGATATCCTCATCTTCGAGTTTATCCAAGTTTACTGCTGAAATAACCATATTAAGAACGTACTTAATATCGTCACTTTCCATTTTTTCTTTTTGGTCTCTTAATTCCTGACCAAGTTTACCAGCGAATTTTTGAATTTCCGCCATGTAATCTGATGGTTTTGATTCTCCACCCATTTCATCTGACGGCATTTCCTCAGAAGATGGTTCCATCATTGGCTCTTCTGCGGGTACTTCAGCTGGCATCTCAGGTTCCGCCATTGGTGCGGGTTCTGCCGGCATGTCTGCAACGGGTTCCGGTGCAACTGCTTCGGCGTTAGCCACAGGAGATTTTGGTTTTAAAACATACTTTGTTGCTTCTTGTAGCTCCTGACCGTTTAATAGGTCTAATCTCTTCAATGCCTCAGCGTATGAGTTAAATCTATTTTTATTTTTCATGAATAGACCACCGATATAATCAAGTGAACTCTCATTTAAACCTTTTTTTACGTAATACCCATCCTTTTCTTTAACGATACCGTAAACACCGTTTACCGATTCTGTAACATATTCGGCTTTCGATGTGGATGTAGATTTTGATTTATTACCGTAATAAGTCAACTCAAGGATTCTCTTTAGTTTGTCGTCACCTTGAAGTTTCTCACTTCCTAATGGTTTTAAGTCTGCCATGTTTTTTAATTATTGATAATATATTATTCTTCGTATCCTATAAATATATTCATATAAAGAAAAAAATTGAGGTTTATCATTGTGGTAGGGAC